GCGGCTCCCCTCAACCGCAAGTAAGGAGAAACAAATGCTCGTTCGACTTTGCAAGCGTCGCGGTGAATATCCAAGCGGCTCAATCGTTGATCTGCCACAGGCAGAGGCGGAGAGCCTGATTGGCTTTGCCCTGGCTGAGGCTGTTGCAAATGTCGACGCAGAGGCACCAACGCGGCTCGTAGAGCGCGCGAAAGTATCAAAGAGTATGAGGACTGCTACCCTGCCAACAGAGACCGCCAGCGTGGCGGAGATCGCGGAGGCTGAATAATGGCCGCACAGATGATCTCCAAGGTCACGGCAGTTTCAACGACTCCTGTCCTCATTGCGACTGGAATGAGCGGCGCGTCGTGGATTAGCATCCATTGCGAATCTGCAACTAAGGTCTATGTTGGCGGCGAGGCGGTGGACGATGTCAATGGCTTTGAGATTCATCAGAACAGCACGGTAACGCTCTGGCTGCCAGAGGGAATCAAGATGTACGCCGTGGTAAAAACTGGCTCTGTATACTTGTCAACCTTTCATTCAGGAGGGGCATAAATGTCTTACGCAACACTCGCTCAGTTCAAGGCTGCCGTTGGCATTACCGATACGACCGATGACAGCGCGCTCCAGAATGTGCTCGACGCTACTGACACCCTGATCGATCTGTACTGCGACCGCAAGACTGGCTTTGGAACGGCGACCGAGACGCGCTACTACACAGCCGAGGACTACCAGTATTGCCTCACCGATGATCTCGTTAGCATCACCACACTCCAGACTGACGATGATGCGAACGGAACCTATGAGACCACCTGGACTGCTGGCACCGACTATGTGCTCGCTCCGCGCAACGCTGCGCTCGATGGCTTCCCCTACACCGAGATCGATACAAGTGTCACCTGGCCGCGCAACTTCCCCAAGGATGTCTACCTTGGCGTGAAGGTGGTCGGCGTGTTCGGCTTTCCTAGTGTGCCAAGTGCGGTGACTCAAGCCGAAATCATCCAGGCAAATGCTGTGTGGTCATCGAGGACGGCCGCATTCGGAGTGATCGGATCGGCCGACCTAGGAGGGATCTTGCGAATGAGTCGTGCTCTCCACCCTGAAGCTGCGTTGATCCTTGAGCCGTACCGCAAGCGCGGTGGCTTGGCTCGATGACCGACCTGACTATCCTTGACGCGATTGCAGTACGCCTAGCGGCAGCCACGCCGCCAACTGGGTATGCGCTGCGCAAGGTCTACGCCACCCCACCTGAGAATCTCCCAGTCACGCCGTGTGCTGTTCTCTTCCCAGGCGGCGACCAGATCACCGTGGGCAACGGCAACCGCACCACGGTACTGACTGTCAACTGTGTGATCTACCTGCTGCCTATCCCACGGATGGACGAGAAGTACCGCGACCTGTATACCTGGCGCGCGTGGGTCCGCGCCGCATTCGATGGCGCTGTGACGATTAGTGGAAATGCCGTTCAGGTCGCTGTTACTGGCACTACACTCGGCACAGATACATATGCCGATCAGGACTATCTGACGGTGCAGGCAAGTGCGGAAGTCACGGTCTATGACACCGTGAACTACACCGCGTAGAGCAAGGAGAACGAGAAATGCCAACCTACGGCGCAAAGGCTCTGACGCGAATCGCTACTGCGTCGCAGTCTGGTTTCGGTACGGCCGCTTCATTCGGCACCGCACTCGGCGAGATCCTGTTCAGCGAGACCACTGGCTCACTCGACTTGGGTGTGACGGTTGATCTTGGCGAGACGATCTCAGTTGGTCGACGCACCGCCATTCAGGCAAGCCAGCCAGTTATCACTGGTAAGGCTCCAGTGCTCACCATTGCTGAGGGTCCTGCATCACTCCGCACCCTGCCATTGATCCTTGACGCAATCGGCGCAAGCACCTCTGGTACGGCTTCGCCATACACCTGGACTTGGTCACCAACACAAACCGATGTTGACACGCTCGTGTTCTACTCGTTCCTGGTGACCGACGGCGTGCAGAAGTATCTCGTGCGCGACGCAGCGCCAACCGAGATCACCTTCTCGGCAGATGCCAACGGCCTCTTGCAGGTTGGCGCAACCTTCGCTGCAACGACCGTCAGCTCGTCGGCTCTTGCGTTCGGCACGGCGCTGCCTGCCAACCCAATGATGCCTGGTCGCTTGATGAAGTTGAGCACCGACACGAACTTCCCTGACAAGACTGGGACGGGCGCGACGGACTTCGCTTCGATCTACAACTTCAACCTGTCGGTTCAGACTGGTGTTGGAATGATCACGGCGCTTGACGGCAGCCTCACGGCAGCCACGGCCGCGCTGACTGGCGTGCTCGATGCAACGCTCACCTTCACGGTAGCGAGCAACGCAGCCGCTGGCACGACCTTCCCAATCACCGACATTGCCACCCAGAAGTACCTGCGCCTCTACGGCACAACTGCCGATAACTATGGCGTGTGGATTCTCGGCTCGTGGGAGATCGAGAATATCGTTCCCCTATCGGCGGATAACGAGGGCGTGGTCGTAAACGAAGTGACCTGCCGCTTGGCATTCGATGTGACCTCAGGCAAGTCGCTTGAGATCATTGTGGATTCACCACTGGCGGTCGCGCCATAAAGAGCAGCGCCTAAGGCGCTCGTAGGAGGGTCAATATGGACACGGTAAAGATTGAACTAGACGGCAAGTACGCTGGCTGGAACATCGAGCTGCGGCGCAATGTAAGCGCTCGCATCCTGATCGAACTCCAGGGCGATACCGCCGTCCAGTTCGCAGCCTTCGCCAAGTTGGTTGTGAGCCACAACTTCAAGGACATCGACGGCACAACAGCCGATGACATCCTTGATGCTCCAGTCGCTGCCATTACGGCCGCAATGGAGAAGTGGGCAACCGCGATCTCAGCACTCCCAAACGCGTAAGGCTGGAAGCCAGGCGGCTGTCTATTGGACAGTCCGTCGTGGTAACCAGCCCAGAGATCATTGCGCACACACTTGGCACCGCCTACGGTGTGCCACCTTGGGAGATACTGAAGACCGCAACCGCTGAAGACCTGATGACCTATTGGGGTCTCTATTGCGAGATTCAACCAAGGAGCAAGTAAGTGGCTAAGGCTGCCGTAGAGATCGAACTCCAAGGCAATGTGCGCGCTGAGGCTGAAGCGCTCCAGAAGGCGTTCCTCAACTCGCTCGGCTGGAAGGGCGTTCGCAAGCTCGAACAGTTCGCTACGGTCAACGCTGCTCGCGCTCTTGCCAAGCCAGTACGAGAGAAGGCTCCGACAGATCTCGGCGGACTCGCCAAGAGCGTGCGCGGCCGCCGCTCGCGCATCACTCGCCCAGGCGCAATCGTCGGACCTGTGGCTGGGAAAAAGTACGCTTGGTATGCGTGGTTCGCAGTCAAGGGAACCAAGCCGCACACCATCCCTAAGGTGACTGCCGCCAACCTATTCTCTGACCGCAAGTTCATCGAGCACCCAGGAACTCGTGGCAGCAACTTCGTCATCGAGGCCGTAGAGGCTAATATTCAAGTAGCAAAGGATGCGATGTCTAAGACCATCGTGCTCTTGCTGAACGACGAGGCGATGCGCGCCAAGGTGCTCGGTCTAGAGATCGAGTATGCAAACGGCACGGCGACAAAGTTCCAAGCAGAACAAGCGCTGCGCCAGTGGAACAAGCCAGACTTTGTCGGACCACTCACGCCACTCCAGGCTGAAGGCAAGCGACGCGTGGAAGCCAACGACAAGATCAAGCGCATCGCAGCATCAGCTCGCAATCAACGGCTCAGGCAGGATGCCGCAGTGTTTGGCATCTCCCCAAATATGTCCAACCTCCGCACAGGCTAGGAGTAACCAATGGCGAATGTCGCAGTCAACGCAACGATCAGCGCTCGTGATGCCGCGTCTAAAAACATCAAGACGGTCAACAAGGCACTCGGCGCTCTTGGCAATACTGCCAGCAGGATCGGAGCAGACTTCCGCAAGGTTGGGCTGGGCATCATTGGCGTGGCTGCTGGCGTTGGCGCATTCACTGCATCCGCCATCAAAGATGCCGCTGCCGATGAGGCTGCTACCGCCAAGCTGAACGCGGCGCTCAAGGCGCGTGGTCTTGCAACCGCGTCTGTGCTTGCGGCAGTAGAGAAGCAGATCGCCGCTGGGCAGAAACTCGCGTTCACCGACGATGAGGTCCGCGCATCTATTGAGGCAAGCACACGCTTTACCAAGAACTACTCGCAGGCAACAAAGATCCAAAGTGTTGCAATGGAACTGGCACGCTCCACTGGGATGTCGCTGGAGGAGGCGACGCTCGCAGTTGGTAAGGCGTACCAGGGCAACGGCGGCAAGCTGCTCAAGACACTCGGTATCACTGGCAAGGCGGTAAAGGGTCAGGCAGCGCTCAACGCGATTCTCGGTAAGACAAAGGGCAGCGCAGCAGCCTACGCGGATACGGTCGAAGGGTCGTTCCAGGTCTTGGCTATTGGGGCACAGGAACTCAAAGAGCAGTTCGGAGATGCGTTCCTCCCAGCAGTGACCAAACTGTTCAAGGGGCTGGCTCCTTATATGGAGCGCTTCTCCAGTCTTATCGCTGCTAACACGCCAAAGCTACAGCGCTGGGCCGACATCATCGTCACCAAGATCTTGGACAAGTTGCCGTCGCTCTTTGCAGAGTTCGAGGCGCAGGTTCCAAAGGCGCTCATTACCATCGAGCAGTTCGTTGACAAGATCGGCAGCATCGGCAAGGGCGCTGACGAACTGCTCGGACCTGGCGGTTCGATTACGCTGTTGGTGAGTGGTATTGGCGCTGCGTTCGGAGGACTCAAGGGTGTGATCGCAGCCAACCTTGTGAAAGATGGGATGGACCCATTCACCGCGCTGATCATTGCGAACATCGCCGCGCAGATTCCAGCATCACTTGCCGCAGCCCTCACCAGCACGATTGTCAATCAGGCTATTGCTGCGTACGGCGCGAAGATGGCTGCTGCGACCGTTGCAACAAACGCAATCCCAGGCACCACCCCAGGTGGCGGTGGTGGATTCAATCCAGTTGGGTTCCTTGGAACCGCGTTCGGTTCTGTAGCAGCAACTATCGGCGGACTGTTCGCAGTGCAGCAAGTGCAGAACGCTGCGCAGACGCAAGCGCTTGAGGCATATGCCAAGGGTGAGACTCCACTCTGGCAGAAGCTCATCACGCCGTGGCTCTGGCCAGAACTGTTCAGCAGCGGATCGACTCCAACATCTGGCATCCCAGCATTCTCTGGTGGGACCTCAGACCCAATGACAGCCAAGTACACCAGCAACATCTACATCGGTACTGGCAAGGTTGATACGGTTGTGAGCGAGTCACTCAATCGACTTGGATATCCTAAGCGAGGGCGATAAGTGGCCGCGCCATTCACGCTGATCATCGCAGGAGTCACAGGGGCAGGGGCAGGTGGCGACCTGCTGACACTCCCAGCACCAGCCTCTACCACTACGCCGTATGTCGATCTTGGCAGCCTGAACCTCACACTCTCTGGAGACGGCAACGGTGGGCAGATGTCATTCGATGTGATTGAGGTCAAGACACTCAGCGGCACAACACCCTGGTGGCGCTCTGGCGGTGTCTACGACAACGCGCGAGTGCAGTTCTTTGACAGCCGCTACAGCGCAACCACACCGCTCTTCCTTGGCTACATCACTGGCATTGATGCAAGCCTGCTGGAGAACGGCATCGGCACGCGCGCGAGCGTCAGCGTTTCTGATGCCGACGGTTGGCTCCAGAAGACCATTATCCGCAACGGCAAGACTGGCATCAAGGCGACCTCATTCGTGGACTCGTTCACTCAAGGTGGCGCATCGTCCACTGATCGAGATCACATCAACGCGCTGCTGGCAAAAGTTCACGCACAGGTGAACGACTCGACCACGCGCCAGATCCTTGACACTTCCGTCATTAGCGGATCTACGCGCGCACGCTTTGGCGGCACGGAGCGCATCATTGGCAAACAGACTTTCAAGGCGACCACGCTTCAGAGCGCTCTTGACCAGATCGCTGAGGAGGCAGGCGGTTTGGCTGAGGTGCAGTATCGGTACTGGATTGATGGCGATGGCCGTCTCAACTACGCGCCAAAGGAAGTAGCTCCAACATATGCAACGGCTCCTGCTGAGATTGTCATCGATCCGTCCGCCGTTCAGACTGGTAGCACCACTACGCCAACTCGACTACTGGCTCGTGATCTCTCGGTCAACCTTGATCACGACGCTATCGTAAAGGGGATCTTTGTCCAGGCTGACTCAGCACTTGCTCGCTACGACAGCAACCAGACCTTCCCAACTTCTCCGACTAATGACCCATACTTCCGAACTTATAACGGAACCTACAGCCGCAACGGTGCAGGTCAAGCGACGCGCAATGGACCACTTCCGCACGAACTGTTCAGCGCCCCAAAGGTGGTGGCTAAGTCTGACCGTGGCGCAACCATCGGATCGCTCACTCGCGCAACAATGGTTACGCGCGGCAAGCCAGTGCGAAGTGTGTCATTCACCATCGCTGGCGGTAACCTCAGCCAGACCGCTTCGCCTGACTGGTCGTATGGCTATAGCCAAGGCTACCCAGCCGCTGCTGCAACTCCGTATGCGCTTGTCAAGGCGTGGCTCCCAGGGCAGTATGTAAAGATCAACGCACCGTCACTGGACTTGGCGAATATTGTTCTGTATATCCCTACGGTGACAATGCGCTTCGCCCAGGGTGGCGGTACCTATCAGGTGCAATACGACATCGAAGCGGACTACCGACGGCAGTGGCTCAAGGGCCTCAGCGTATTGATTGGAGCGGACTAGCAATGGGTAAGTACGGCACAAACCTAACAGGCTTTGGTGCATATGAAGGCGATGTCAGCGCGGACAATGGCGCGACACTGGTCAGCACCGATAGCGACGGAGAGAAGTCGCAGCTCTTTGGTCCTGCTGCTCTTCGAGAGATCCAGGCTGGTGTTGCCAATGGCGACTTTGAGGTAGTGCCCAACGATGCAACTGGCGCTATTAGCGAAAGCAATCCTTTGCCGTACTTCAGCTTCACGGATAACTCAAGCGGCAGGATTGTGGCGAGCATTGCGGACAGCACGCTCGCGCCTGGGCAGACTGTCCTGCGATTCACACTCACCAACGCAGTCAATGCGGATGAGGTCTACTTCACGCGCTATGTGCCGATCACAACCTCTGAGGCTAGGACTTATGGCAACCAGCCGCGCGTCGCTATTGCAGCGGCAACAGCGTCAGCCAACTATCGGATCACTTGGTCAGCGCAATATGTAATGGCAGACCTATCAACGACGACTGGCACCAGCTCATCATCAAGCCCAACTGGAACGACGATGAATACGGCTGTAAGCGGTGGCACTACTGGCGCTGAATATCAACTGAATCCAAACGGCACTGGCTCTGCTCCAGTGGATGCGGCATATCTCCTACTGAAACTGTCGGTAAACGCAACTGGATCAGTTGCAAGCGCAACACTTGACATTGCAGAAATTCGCATTGACCGATCACAGATCCAATACCTTGTGACAGATCAGTCGATGCCAGATGACTTTGGCCCAGCCTCGCTCTACTTGTATCAGGGCAATCTTTTCTTGAGCAACGGCGGCGTGGTTGGCTCGGAGCCAAGGATCACTCTGGGCGCTGCGTCAGGAGACATCACGATAAACGCAACACCGCAAGGTCAGACAA